CCTTAGTATAGCGCACTTACTAAGGACTTCCTTACCTTTCCGACCCAATGAAGTCGATCGGACACGCGCCTGATGCGCAGTCCACATGCTCGAAGCCCACTTCCTCCTGCGGCCCACCGTCGCGGATGTTCGCAACCAGGGCTTTGAAGGTGTCATGGTCGATCGGCTCTTCCGGCAGGTACTCGTAGGCACTCTGGTCTTCCTGCGGCATCACGCTGCAACACTTCACCGTGCTCTGCCCATCGAGAAGCGTCCGACGAAACTCATCGTAGCTGACCTCTCCTGGCAGGTACTTCAGCGTGTAGCTCACCTGTCCGCCGTAGGGGTGCGTCTCGAACGCCACGCCGCTGACGTTGATGTTCAGCCGGAACCCGTGCAGCCAATACTTCTCGAGCAGGCGCAACCACTCGTACTGCTCTTCCGGGGTCGCTTCGCTGGCGGTCACCAGCTTATCGCCCATACCCAGCGTGCAGATTGTGGGCACCGTGGGGAAACCAACGATGGTGGTTCCACTGTAGGTCTTCAGGTTGCGGCGAATCGGATAGCCTTTCGCCGCATACTCTGCGACCAACGGATCGTCACTGCGGAACTGCACCCAGCGTAGGTACTCGCGCATCGCAGGCAGGTGCGCGCCCTCGGTCAATCCGAAGAGCTTGCTGGTGGTGTTGTGGGAGACGCAGCCGTTACCCAGTTGGTAGGTGTGCGTGTCGGCGACCTCGATGTCCACAGTGAACTGTGGCTCGAGCTTCGTGATGCTTGTGATCTTCATCTTGATGTTCCTTGCTTGTAGCCTGTGCGGGCCAAATAGTCTTCAAAAGGCTCGACAGCCTGCTGCGCTGCCGTGTACTTGATGAGCTTCGTACCGTCGTTGCACCACCTGAAGCCCTTGTTCTTCACCCCGCCGCGCCTGCCTCTGCTCGACTGGATCGCGGGGTCAGCGAACTGCTTCGCCACAGCGAGAGCGCCCAGACGAGCCCAGCCAGCGCGGGTATCCGCATCCACATGGATACCAATGCCTTCGTCGCGCTGCTTCGTGCCGCCAATGAAGCCCGCCTTCGCAGCGATTTCCCTGCGACGCTCCGGGGTGAACATCTGAAAGCCGTTCGCCTCGCCGCGCTCCTTCTTGGCGATCTGTGATGCCTTGCCGCCCATCGAGCACGCGACAAGATGCGCTTCGACATCCCGCCCCGAGATCATGTGGTAAGCGCACAGGTCACGGGGGTCGCCGTAGAGCTGGTAAAGCTCCAAGTGGGCCAGCGCATGGTCGTCCTTGTATAAGGCGGTCAGGTTACGAATGTCGTGGGTGCCGCCGAGTCGAACCGGGAGGATGTGATGGACCTCGTAGTCGTCGGGAACCGTCACGCCGTAGTGGTCCTCGTACAGCTTCTTGGTGTTGGGCCGATAGTCCTTGGGCTTGTCGTTCTTATACATGGTCAAAGCATAGTCAGTCAGTCGTGGCTTACTATAACTTAAACCTGCTGGAACGACAAGCCCCTGGCATCAGAACTGGACAACCTCGTCGTCGGTCGTCAGTTCGTCCACACGCTTCCATCCGGCTACGGTCTTCAGCTTGTGGTTACCCGTGAGCTTGACCGTCGTGCCATCTTCAAACGCAATCTCGAAAACCGGCTTGACACCATTCACGTAGAGCTTGGTCACCTCCTTAGCCTCGTTGTTTTCATCCATCACGTAGATGGGGTGCGATGGGCTCAACCACGTCCCGCTCGCCATCATCCGCGTGGTTTCTGTGTTGTAACCCCCCATCGTGAAGATGTCCTGCAGCGACTTCACGCCTTTCGTCGTCCGAACCAGCGTGTCGGGCGTCGCACAGCCGGCAGGCTTGCAAGTCGTCACCGTATGGGGCATGTTCACCCCCAGCTCTGCGGAGTACAAACGCGCCTCATCCACTACCGCATTCGAGAAGCGCGACATGGTATGCCAGAACGGCATACTCTTCTTCTCGTCGATCAGGTCTTTCCACCCGTAACCGAAGCGGGAGAAGGCGTACTCGAAGATGCCGGTAAACCCGACACCGATACGGTTCGTCCGCTTGACTTCCTTGCCGTACAGCGCGGGCATGGTGTTCACCCGGATCAGCGCCCGCGTCGCAGCACGAAATGCTTCCTCGGCGTCGTCATCGTTCTGCGCATGGAAAGGAACCACGTCCGCCAGGACGCAGTAGCCGCCCAGAAGCGACAATGGGATCTCGCCGCAGTTGTGAACGATGATGCCGTTCGCGTCAAAGCGGTGAACCTCATCGACCGTGCAGTCGTAAACCGCTTCAACACCGACCGGAACAATCGTGTCAACCTCTGCGGTGAATCGTTCGGCATATGCCCCGCGTGTGCCGTAGCTCTCTAGCAGCTCACCAAGTCGCTCTGCCTTTAGTGTCTCGTGGAAGCCCACCATCAGCGCAAAGCGGGCGACGTTGCTTTTCGCAATCACCAGCTCATGTGTCGCCTTGACCTTGTAAAAGGCACTTCCGCCCTTTCCGTCAGGAAACACGCCGACGCCGCCGAACTTGCGAGCCCTGTGGATCGTCGAGGCAACTCCGAGACGTAACAGCATCCGCTGACATGCCTTCAGTCGCTCAAGACACGACTGTGCAAGGCGCACCGAAACGCCCTTGCCTATCGAGCCCTGCACTGAGCCATCAGCGTCGAACATGCCGCGCAGGAAGCCCGCAACGAACGACACTGACTTCTTCTCCAGTGCCGGCAGAATCTGCTTGTCGCCCTCGCTGATCAGCCCCGAGGCGAGCTGGTCGAGCTTGCGACTCTTGACATTCCAAATGCCGCTGTCACGGTTCAGACTCGGGCGACCGTTTGCGTGAACCGGGGCCTTATAGCTATCAGGTAGCGATCCAACCAGGGTCGCTGCGAGCGTCGCGATCGGGGCGGCATCTTCGCCGCCCCAGAAGCGCACATAGCCACGATATTTCCCAGGGTTGTATCCACCGTCCCCCACCATCTCGCCCAGCAACCAGCCAAGGTCACGCTCGACAGGATCGATGGGCGCCGACGATTGCGTCAGGTCGTTCAAAACCAGCTTGTCGCCCGGCTCGAGGTTTTGCAGCTCCACCCACTCATGCTCGACGTTGTAGCCACCACCGAGCTTTTGCTTGCGAGAGGTTTCCACCAAGAACTTGTGGTCGGCGGTCGCACGAACCTCATAGCCGCGAGTCGTCTTGAGGCGAAAGACCTCCTTGTCGCCCGTCTTCCAGAAGCCCGACGCCGGATAACCCTTGCCATTCACGACGGCGGTGTAGGGCCTGTCGATCAGGTCGGACACCTGTTGCGGACCTTCGCTAGTCTGCACCCATGTATCCGCCGTCACACAAGGGTTGACGATCATGTTGTACCGCTTGTTGGCGAAGGTCTTCGCCAACGCTGCGGTCATGCGCTTGGTGCTCTCATCCAGCTTGAAGCGGGGCGACTCTGCATAGTTGCCATCGAACAGTGACTCGACACCATCGTCGTTGCGGGCGAGCTTGTCCACATTGATCAGACCCGGCTCACCCGTCTTGTCGAAGTACGCAGCGCGAGTGAGTGCGTCGAACACCGCCTTTGCATGCTGCGCCAGGGCGCAAGTGATTTTGCTCTCGAACAGCGCCAGCTCGCCCTCGTCGGCCCGCACGAGCTTCCAGAACTCTTCATCGACGGTGACGGAGTTGTTCGACGACCAGAGCCGTTGACCTCCGCGCTTGACGTTGATGAAGTCGATCACGCTCTTGTCGCGCCACGTCTTGGTTGCCATCCGGGCAGCGCGTCGAGCACCACCCACCAGCACGCATTCTGCTGCGTAGTGGTCGGCGTGCATCGTGGCCTCCCAGGGCTCCAGACCCGCATCCCGAAGGGCGCGGATCTGCTTGATCGCGTGCATGAGCGGCCCCGGCCCGGACGCGGGACGGTTCTGCATGCCGCCGATTGGGCGCCCGCGTTCACGCACATGGCTGAAGTCCAGCACCAGCAGCGTGTCTCGGTTCGTACCCTCCCAGGTCAGGAACTCCAGACGCTCGAGCGCCTTCGCCCAGCCTTCGCGGCTGTCTTCGACCTCCAAGACCTCAACCTTGGGGTACGACTCCTTGCGCCAGCCGCTGTTGTCATCATTCGGGTCGGTAATCTCGCCCGACAGCACATCCGGGTGATCCTCGCGGATCACCACGGACACCATCGGCATCCGACTCCAGTCCACTTGCATCATGTCGTCGTCGTAGCAGCGACCGACACCGCTGCCGTTGAGCAGCAGGTAGAACAGGATGAAGGTCGAGGCACTGGTTGAACAGTTCGTCAGAACCTCAACCGGGCGGCTTCCGATGCCCGCGTCGGTGTGTTGCAGGTGACGCCCTGACAGCAGCACGGACGCCTGCGTCATGTGGTGGTGCAGCGTCTTGAATTCAGCGATGTCGTTGCCGCAGAGCGCAGAGTTTCCCTGCGCAACCCGATAGGCAACTTCGGACCAATCCTCACGGGCGAAGGGGCGGGTGTCGGCACCCTTCTCTGTCCACTTCGGCAGCTCCCAGCGAGTCACCGGGTCCACCTTGCGGGCGATCGTTCTGTCTGCGACGGCACGGCCAATACCGTCTGCGAAAACTCTTGCGTTCATATCTTATAGATGGTTGGAAAATGGGGCAGTGATGTTACTAAGCCGTGACCTACTCAGATGTAAGAGCCGCCTCCTTTTGTCGAAGCGTTTCCGCAGCCCGCTCATTGATGACATCCAACAGCGCCTTGACAAACTCGCGGTGTTCTGCCTTGTTCTGCTTCGGATGCAGCACGCAGATCGTGCGAGGCTGCTCGAGCGCCCAGGTGGAGTCACCCACCACGATGCGGTTGTCGACGAGGCGCACACGCCCCGCAGCGATGAGTTGTCGAATGTCTTCTGTCATTACCAAGTGCCTTCCTGGGGGAGCATGTCCCGTACCGTGCCGTCGTCCTGCAATCGCTCGAACTCACTCTCGACGAGTGAGTCGGGCACCAACATGAGCCTCACCCGGACCCTCTTGGACTTGATGGCGTCCATGACTTGCTGAGTGACTTCGTTCATGTTCACGTTTCGGGCGAAGCGCTCCACATCCGGGACTGCGCCCTGCAAGGTGAGCACCAAGCCGCGATGAGTCGGACTAGGCGTAACCGTGAAATCGGTCGGAATCATGTCGACATACGGCAGCAGTGGCGGCTCAGCCGCCACATTCACCTTGACCTCAAGATCGCTCGTTGCCATCACTGCATCCTTGTTGCCCGCAGCATCCGCAGGACCGACTGAAATTGTTCAGTCTTGATCCCGGCGTGGATGGTCGCCACCGCATCGGCAAGGTGCTCATTCTTCGCAACCGGCTTGCCCGCCCGCTTGATCCAGGGTGCGTATGGGTACTTGCCCATCGCCCATTCGATCATCTCTTCCTTGCCGGCGGTCTTGCTGCCGATCGCAGCGAGCTTGACCTCGGTCGGGCTAAGTTCGATGAGCGGCGCAGGACAGCCCCCGAGCACACCCACGCAGATGCCGTAGGAGGCCATGGCCCGAGCGGACTGCGAGCCCACCGGAACCTCACAGAAGGCAGCGGTGACGCCCACACAGGCTTGATCCAGCGCGAGGGTCATTTCACGCGCCCGTCGAACGTCGTCGCTGTTCTTGCGGACGGTCTTGCCACCCAAGCTCTCTGTCTCGATCAGCACCAGATCGTCCACCTTGATTTCCAGGGTGTCGATGTTCAGGCGTGCATGGGCGATACCCCAATTGCGCAGCGACGGGTCCAACCCGATTACGTTGATGTCACTCATTACCAGCTTCCGAATTCCTCATGGCTCTTGATCGACTCCATCACTGTCTTCTTCTGGAGTCCAGCGATCTTGTTTTCGATAACCTGTCTCCAGTTCGGCGCACCCTTCTTGGCGGAAGACGGGCGGGCCAGCAGGTGCTGCACCGTGTTGTATAGATTCAGCCCCACGGAGCCGCCGTTGTCGCTACCTGTTGTGAAGTCCAAGTCGCGAGCTTTGGATTCCGGCAAGATGACGTACTGGTAATCCTTCTTCCCCGGCGGTGCCGCGTGCAGCACAAGCGCCCCCAGCTCCGATGTCGCAGACAGGAGCAGGAATGACTCATCGCCTGTGAAGGTCTGGTCCGTGAACCAGTCGTTTCCGCGAGCCATCTTGACCCGCAGGATGTCAGGCCCGGTCAACCTGATCGTGATCTGCGAAGAGTGCAGCGTCAGCAGCTCCGCGATGGACTCGAGCCAGTGGGCACGGTCATCGGGTGGAAACTGAAAGTAGTCGAGTACAGTCATCGCTTACTTAGTATAGCTGAGAAAACACTCAAGCTCGGGTGAGCGCCCCCTGCACCGTAGAGACGCCGTTCTCTTTTGTGACCACGGTGACATCATCGACCCAATCCTTCAGATCGGCGTGCGAAATGATCACCACCGTTCCGCGCTCTCGGGCTTTCCTTTCCAGAATTGTCATCAGTCGCTCCAGGCCCGCAGGGTCCAGCGCGTCATCCACTTCGTCCCCGCACCACAGATCGATCGGCTTGCTCGCCCGGGATGCCACCAAGTCTTGCAGCGCGAGCATGGTGGCGAGACGCACCTTGCGCTTCTCCCCGCCCGACTGCAACTCGAAACTACCGCCCCCGTTGATGTTGTCGACCTCGATGGCGAACTTCTCCTTCAGCTCACCCTTGGCGTTGCGCGTGAGGGTGGACCAGACTGCCGAGATGTTCCCGTCGCTCAAGGTTGCAAGGTACTCCGCAGTGCGCTCGTTCAGGAACGGCGTCACCGTGTCGAGGATGTGCGCTCGCACGCCAGCGGGTCCGAAGACCTTCACGACACTCTGGGCAACCGCAAGGTCGGCTTCCGCCCTTGAGAGCGTGTCAACCGCCTTAGCGTGCTCTTCACGCAACTTCGCGATCTTCTCCTGGCACGATTCGATGAGCGCTTGACCCGGAGCCTTCGACGCTTTCGCCTGCTCGATCTGCTTCTGGATCGATCTGACCTGAGTCGCGCCCTGCTCCACCCGTGAGCGCAAGTCCTTTGCCTGCATCAGCGCGACGTTCGTCTCGTGCTGCTGACGGGCAAGCTCGCCAGCGTCCGGCACTTCTGCGTACAGACGCCTGGACTCGACACCGGCTGCGGTGACCATCGTCTGCTGCACGCAGACAGCCTCGTTAGCTGCCCTCGCCTTGTTGACCAGATCAGTCAGTCGTTCAAAGGCGTGCTTCTTGAACGCCTCCAGCTCGTCCGGGGTGTGGGGCTTCCCACATTCCTTGCACGGCTTCGCAAGCTCCGTCGCCGCGTTGTCGAGCACCGCCCGCTGGGCTTGGGCTTCCTTCATGGCGCGTTCGAGCGCCGCTTGAAGGGAGGCAAGCTGGGTCGCCGCAGGAGTCAGCGTGTCGCGCATGTAGGCATCCGCGACCGCCCGCACGCTCGAAATGGAGCTGAGTTGCGTGAGGATGTCTACAGCCCGAGCTTCCAGGGCCGGAACATCGGCTTCCTTGAGCTTTGCCACGCCCAGCACCACCCCTTGACGGTAGGTGTTCGCGGACTCTTCCAGGGTGGCGATGTACTTTGCCCGGTCTTCCTCGAACTTCTGGTCGCGCAGCTTCGCCGACTCGATTTCGACGTTCAGCGCGTGGATACCCTGCTCGGCCCGCTGCACATTGCCCAGCGCCGTATCCCTTTGGACACTCAAAGCGTTGGCTTCAGTGCGGGCAACCTCGTAAGCCTGCTCGAGCCGCTTGATCCCCGCAGCTTCCTCGATCAGCATCTTCAGGGGCTTGTCGGTCATCGCGGGTAGGTCGGGCATCCCCTCCTGACCCGCGTAGATCGACGCCGTGAAGACTTCCCTGGGACAACCCAAGAAGCGCTCGATTTCGGCTTGCGTCTCCTTCTCCGTTCCCTTGGTCAGATCGGTGAAGGTTCGCCCGACGCCATCCACGACGTTGAAACGCAGTGCGTTCTTCTCCGTCTTGTGCTTGCGGTGTCGGGTAATGGTGTAGATCGAATCGCCTTCGCTGATGTCGACCGTGACCACCGTCCCGCCCTTGCCCTTACGGGAGACGACGGCATCACCCGATGCGCCCCTGGCGGTCGTACCGTACAGCGCCCAGCATAGGGCGTCCGGGATGGTGGACTTGCCCGCCCCGTTGCTCGAGGCGGATGGATCGTCCTTGTTCTCCCCTTGGAGCAGGTTCAGACCCCGGTCGGCGAGGAAGATGTCGCCGCTGTCCCCGATGGTGAGAAAGTTGTTGGCACGAAGACGAATGAACTTCACACAGACTCCACTTCAGCCAGGACGCGCAGCGCCCGCACGATAACGTCGTCCTTGTTATCGAACGAGGCTGCGTTAACGTAGCTCGTTACTGACGATTCGATGCTGCCCGCACCCGTGGCGACAGACCCGGATGGACGGGCTACTTCGGGCTTCTTCACGCTGACGATGACGCATCCCTTGGCATCCATGCCCATGATGAACTCGCGCATCTTGGCAATCTCGCTGACCTTGGAAATCTCCACCCTCAGACGAACGTAGTTTCCCCGGGCGAGCTTGGCAGCGGTCCCGACATCGACGGCTTGCTCGATGTCCACGAACTGCGGCAACGCGCTCGGGTGGAAGTCCACCTGATGCTCGTGGACGATCAGGAAGCCAGCTTGGCTCCCCACGTCACCCCAGTTGTGATGGGCAAGAGCGCCGATGCTGTAGATGCCGTCCGGGAAGCTCTTGTGGTTGTGGTAGTGCCCGCAGAAGACCCGGTTGAACCCGAGGCCCGCAAGGTACTGCGGGTCCAGCCCGTGATCCGGGATACCCATGATCACGCCGTTAAGCGGCGCGTGAAGGATTAGATCGGAGTTGTCCAGAGTTTTGCCAGCATGGGCGTAGTCCGCGCCGAGTTCTTCAAGTTCGCACTTCAGGTTATCAATTCGATTAACCCACGGCATTAGACTGACGTGGCGCCCATCGATGTCAATCGTCGACAAGCGATGATGGACGACGCAACCTACCCCTTCCAGGGCGGTGACCGCATTGCCGACCCGTTCGGAGTTCATCCCCTCCAAGTCGTGATTCCCAGGCAAGATGTGGACGTTGATCCCGCCGTTCGTCAGCGCCCGGAACGTATCGAGCGTCGGGTTCAGCACGCTCGGGCTGATGTTGCCTCGGACATGGAACAGGTCGCCCGCGATCACCATCGTGTCGCCCCCGGCGTCCCGCAGTGCCGTTGCTGCACGGACAACTTCACGCAGCAATGTGTCGAGCCTCGAGTTGATACCCTCCGGTGTCGTCGTCGAGAAAGCTGACCATTTGTGTAGGTGGATGTCAGACAGGATGGCGTAGGGCTTCATGAGCGATAAAAGATGTGGTTGCCGACCCTGTAGGTCACTTGGAATTGCTTGCCCCACTGCGGGGAAACGTATGTTGCGTGGTAGTGATCGGCGCCCTTCACCACCACGTTCATCAGGGTCGGCTGGGAGAGCACCGCGTAGGAAATGTCCTTCGCGAGTGCCCACGCAGCGGGGTCTACCTTCTCAGGCTTCTTGAAGCGGACCCGCTGGTGCGTCCAAGAAAATTGGCGCTTTCGGTAAACCTCTTTACACACCTGACGCTGGTCGCCGCCCGCACGGTTGAGCACCACCTGGGCGACGGCGTACTGCCCCATCCGGGGTTCGGATCGGGCTTCGTGCCACACGTTGATCGCGAGACAAAGCAGTGCTGATTGCAGGACCATGACCGCATTATAGGTCAGTCACTGCTGGCTTACCTTGGTCGTCGCAGGTAGATCGCCGACGCGGTGCGTGCGCGTCGGTAGGCGTTCACACCATAGGCCCGCTCGCCCAGCGCAGTTGCGCGACTGAACGCGAGCGACGGGTCGTAGTCGGGCTGGAGCGCCAGCGCTTGCTCCAGATGGTTGTTGATGGCATGCGCCTGGACAATCTCGTCTTTCGGACCGGGGTGGATCGAGACGACGAACGCCTCGCCCACCACCATGTCGCGGGTCGCCAGGAGCACCCGGTCACCTGACTTCAGTTTCTTCGCCCAAGTCCAACCCAGACGCAGCGTGTTGAAGACCGGCTGATCCAGCCCCTCCACGCTGTTGAACACGAAGTAATGAACCGGGTAGTCCACGGCATGTCTCCCTCAAGAGGACGAACGTCTCACTCAGGCGCACATCTGAACAAGCTCGGGGTACAGACCCTCCGTCTTGATCTTCTCCGCGAGCGCCTTGATGAAATACTGCTTGCCGTCCGTCCATGTCGCACGGGGCTTGCTGTACGGCAGCTTGCCCTTGGCAATCAGCACTTGCAGCAAGCTCGTCACCTTGTCGAACTCGGTGCCACCCCCGTCGCTGAAGGTCATCAGCAGCTCGGTATCCTGCTGCGGCTTGGCGAAGCGGTTCTTCTTGGTGTGGAACTTGATGATCTGGCCCACCAGCTCCTTCTCGTCGTCCTTCATCATCTTGCGCGACAGCTCGAGGCGCACCGACGCATAGAACCCGACCGCAGCACCGCCCGGTGTCGTCGTCGGATCACCGTAGACGACACCCGGCTTCGTGCGAACTTGGTTGAGGTAGACGAAGATCGCGTTGTTGCGAGCGACGAACTGGTTGACCGCCTTGATGGTCGTGCTGGCGACCCGAGCGAGCGCCGTGGTGTCGTTCATGCTGTACTCGTCGATGCCCTTGTCGAAAACCGACTTCGGGATCATCGCGGCGACCGAATCGAACACCCACAGGATGGGGGCCTCGGGCGGCAACAGCTTCTCCTTGCGGATCGTCTCCACCACCTTGCAGGCGATCATGTTGGACTCTTCCCAGGTGTCCGGCGTCTTGTAGATGAAGTTCGGGTACTCGTCGATCAGCCCCTGCTTGCGGGCGTACTCGGCGTTCCACGAGAACTCATGGTCGGAAAGGCCGACGACGCCGCCGAGCTTCTGCACTTGCAGCATCAGCTCGAGCGCCACGCGGGTCTTGCCCGTACCGGACTCGCCGTAGATTTCCGCGATGCGCCCGTAAGGCAGACCGCGTGTCGGATCGCCCGTCAGGGCTTCGTTGAGCGGCGGGTAGCCCGTGTCGAGCCATCCACCGACCTCCTGCTCTTCGGAGGAACCGCCCACCGCCTTCATCAGTGCGGAGGAAAGTGCGTTGATGTTGTTGATCATGCTGGTTGACAGACGCTTGTCTGTGAGTGGAAGGGGTGAATGAAGGCGGGAAAGTCCCGCAGCAGGGAGACAAAGCCAAGACGCTCGAACAGCGTCACGACCTTCTCGGGTTCCAGATTGCCGCGCTCGACCTTGATCGACTCGATTTCGATCACCGGGTCGCGTAAGTCCATCAGGGCAAAGTTGCGAGCAACGACAGCGCGCCCTTCCGGGCTCGCCAGCATCTGTTCGGGATGCGGCGTCTTCGCGGTCTTGCCCTTGCGGGTTGCAGGGGTGTAAGTCCCAGCGTCAACCGCTGCAAAAAAGGCGTCGAGCGTCGCCCATTTGGCGATGAACTTCGCCGTCTCGATCTTGCCGAAGCCCTGAATGCCGGGGATGTCATCGCTGTCGTCCCCGCGCAGCGTCTTACCATGTAAGTGCTCGAGTGGGCTGGCGTACCCCGTCAATTCATGGAAGTTCGAGATGTTGATTTGCTTGCCGTCGCGACGTGGGTCGTACCACGTCACATCTGAGCTGACGAGCTGAAGCCAATCGCTATCGCCCGTCACCAGTAGCTTTCGCCCCGGTAGGCGAGCGCACAGCAGACCCGCAAGGTCGTCCGCTTCGTAGTCGGGGTGCAGAAGCTGCGTCACACCCAGCAGACGACATGCGACCTGAATGATCGCGCTCGCCTGCTTGTAGGAGTTGTGGTCCGCCTGTGCCTCGGTGTCTTCCTGGCGACGCTGCTCTCGACTTTCCTTGTAGGACGGAAGCAGCGCAAAGCGCTTCTTCGCCTGCCCGTCCCACAGAACGGTGATCGGTGCCGCTGGGTAGTTGTAGCGGAACTCCCGCAGCATCTTGACGAAGCCGAAGACCGCTTGGGTTTCGATTCCGCCATAGGTGAGCTTCGTCGCGGAATGGTGCGCCCATCCCATCGCGTTGCCGTCGATGATGATTCGCATAGAGCCCTTGAGGGAGAAGCGGGGCGCTCAGGCCCCGCTTCGGTTGACGCTTACAGGCCCTTGAGCAGATCGTCCAGGGCGTCGGTTGCAATCGCCGCTTGCGGAGCGACGGGCTGGGCCACGGTCCCGGCGTTCACCGGCTGGGTCGCAGCTTCCCACGGAGGCGTCTCCACAGCTTGCTGCGCTGCGACCGGGGCAGCTTGCTTCGCCGCGCTCGGGAAGTCGGGAACGTCGTCGAACGCCGCGCTCGACTGAGCGAGCTGGAGCAGGGTCGGACCCGAAGACGAGGGCAGCGCCCCGGTGATGGTCGACACGCTGGCGAGAGCGCGCTGCTGCTGCTCCGCGTTCTCCTGGGCGACGTAGGCGTCCAGATCGTTGAGCTGCGACAGGATCGACACATCGAGCTTCGAGGTTGCGGGAACAGCCTCAACGTCGTAGCGCGTCTCCAGACCAGCACCGCCCTTGACGACGATCACGTCGGCCCCGTTCTGCAAGTCGAGCAGAGTCGGGAACGACTCAAAGCGACCCCAGATGCCGCCCACACCCTTGTTGCCACGCAGCACCGACTGCGCGACTTCGAGCACCTGAACCTTGCCCGGATTCGGGCCGGACAGCTCCAGCACGTTCATCAGGACACGCTGACCAGCCATCGCGTCCTTCAGGCGCTTGACCATGATGTCGTCGCCCGAGGTCTTGATGCCCTTGTTCAGCTCGTCGCAGATCGGGCAGGGCCGACCGTAGGTCTTGCTGACGCACATATAGACCGACTGGATCTTGCCCGCGCCGTCCTTGAGGAAGTGGGCGCCGAAGTCGTGGTGGAACTCCAGCATCCACTGGAGCTTTTCCATCGGGTTGAAACCCGGCGGGCAGTTGACGGCAGCGGTGCCGATCTTGACCTGGGCTTCTTCGTTGCCCGAAGCGACCGCGTTCAGGACGGCAGATGCCCACTTCAGCGGGTCCACGCCGTTCGGAGCGGTCTTGGTGATGCGCCACGAGGGCAGGATGCGGTAGCGGTTGCGACCAGCGTTCGGAGTCAGGGCCTTCTGGCGCTGGAAACGCTGCTGTTGCTTCGCGATCATTTGCAGGAGTGCGTTGCTCATTTGTTAGCTTTCAGTTGATCAGTTGGTGAGTTGAAAAATGTCCATCGGACACCCAAGAGTATAGCTCAGGCGTGACTTACTTGCGAGGTTTTTGCACCGCCCAGCATCGCGGACATCGCCGACCTCTGTGCGTCCGCCGCAATCGCCTGGGCGGAACGAATCCGCAGCTCGCCCTGCGCTTCGTGACGGCGGTCCACCGACACCTGAACCAGCATGTCGCGACGCTGAACGAAGGCGTCACACGCGGAGTTGGCGAAGTCGTAGATCGCACGGGCGTCGATGATCTTCTTCTGAAGCTCGAGCCAGCGCGGGTCCATCTTGACCGCAGCGTCGACTTGCGCCTCGGTGACCTTCTTGCCCTCTTCCGCCATCTTCTCGCGGTGCAGATGGTTGAGCTTCGCGACGACCACTTCGCCGAGCGACTTGCACTCGTCGAACTGGCGACGGGCAAGCGCGGCCCGGTGAGCGTAGTACACGTACTTCCCGGCGTGCTCGCGGATGGCGTTGTCGAGGTTGTGCAGCTCGAAGTTCACATCCTTGCTGACCTCGGCGGGGTCGACGAAGGTGCGCAGCCCATTGATGGATGCGGGCTCATTGCCGCCCGACCACGACCCTTCCTCTGCGACGGGCTCGGGCTCAGGTTGCTCCGCAACGACCGGGGCCGGCGTGGGTTGCTCGAACGCCGGAACGGGGGCATTGACAGTCGCAGTGACGGTCTTGCCCTCGGGCTCAGGCTCGGGTGCAGCAGACGGCTGCTCAATCGACGCAAGCAATGCGTCAAGCTCATGGTCTTCCATGTTTCCTTCCTTAGTTGCAGATGTCGGCAGTCTTGCTTGCTACCGTTTGAAGTAGCGCGATCTTCGTGCCGTCGAAGACCACTTGCGCGGGGTTGATCCCGAACACGATTGAGGCATCCAGCTTCGGATCGAAGATCACTTTCCCCGTCAGTTCAGAAGTGTTGCCCTTGAAGGTTGGCGCGAAAAACTTCGCTGTCGCTGCGCCCATCGCGAGGATGACTGGCGGCTTCAGCACCTGAATCTCCTGCTGCAAGTGACCCGAGCAGCCGTTGATTTGTTCAGTCGTTAGTGCCTTACTTCCCTTCGGGCGCTGCGACTTCACGAGGGAAGTATAGTAACCATCGTTGGGAGATAACCCAGCGTCCTTGAGCGCCGCCTTCAAATACTCTGCGGCGTCACCCTCGAGCATCTTCCCGGCTTTCTCTTCCTGCCAGCCCGGACTGTCGAAGACCACCATGAACTTCGGCGTCTTGCCCATCCGTGGCTGCGGATGCGGGTTACCCTGCAACGAGCACTTGTCGCACGCCTTGCATTCCTCGTGCAGACGGATCAGCTTGGTCATGACGTAGGTGTCAGCGACGATCGAGCGCGTTGCCTTCACGGTTTCCACCGTGAACCCAGGCATCAGCTCGATGCGATCCTTCAGACGATCCGCGTGCAACGGCGGCAGTCCACCCTCAATCGAGTGGAAGGCACCTACCCGCTCCAGGCACTCCCGGTGTCGGACATTGCACTTCGCACCCATCTTCCGGTCAGTGACGATCGCCTCGAGCTGCGCCTTGCTGGTGAATGCGCCGCCCGCGATCTTGCGCAACTCGACAATCGCCTTCGCGGTGTTGTCGCTGATGCCCTTGACTGCCTGGAAGGGAGCCAACAGCTCGGTGTCCGAGCGAATCTCGATTCGACCAGTCGAGCCGTTGATGTCGGGCGGCAACACCTTGATGTTCTGACGACGCGCGTCCGTCACCAGGGTGGCGAGTTTGTCGTTGTCGTCCACGACGGTCATCGCGGCAGCGAAGAACTCTGCCGGGTAGTGCGTCTTGACGTACATCGCCCACCACGACAGAACCGAATACTCGATGGCGTGACTCTTGTTGAAACCGTAGGCGGCAAACCCAGCGATCTTCTCCCACAGCATCCCGGACTGGAGGTCACTGACGCCAGAGGTCTTGTGAGCGCCTTCGATGAACTTCTCCTTGTAGGACGCCATCTTGTCCGCGTCCTTCTTGCCCATGGCTTTACGCACGTTGTCCGCTTCTTCAAGCGTGAACCCAGCGTAGTCCCGGCAGATCCGCATCACCTGCTCTTGGTAGATCAGCACCCCGAAGGTCGGCTCGAGCGCCCCCTTCAGGTTCGCGTGTTCGTAGAACGGGGCAGTCTTGCCCTGCTTGATCGCCACATACTGGTCGCACATCCCGGCGCCCAGAGGACCGGGGCGGAACAGTGAGGTCACCGCAGCAAGGTCGTCGAACGTCAGCCGACCGCCCTCGGCGAGCTGCGTCAGCAGCTTGCGCATGCCCAGCGACTCGAACTGGAAGACGCCAACCGTCTCCCCGCGACCGAAGGCATCCAGCACCTTCTGGTCGTCCAGGGGCAGACGCAAGTAGTCTAGATCGACACCACGACGCACCTTGATGTAATCCTTGGCGAGCGTGAGCGTGTCCAGCGTCGACAGGCCCAGAATGTCCATCTTGATCAGCCCGTGGTCTTCGACGGTTCGCTTGTCCCAGTTGACCACTTGACCGCCGCTGCGTGTCTCGACGACGGCACGATTGACGACCGGCTCGCCAGCGACGATGACGCCCGCTGCGTGCGTTCCAAGGTTGCGAAGACGCCCCTCAAGGGCTAGAGCGTGTCGCCAAACAACAGGGAAGCGATCAGAAAACTTCGCAATGTCCGGGACATTGACCACAGACTCAGAGAGCGAGACGCTTGCGCCATGCTCTTTTTCAGTCTGCTTCGAGCACGCATAGTCGAACGGCTCGAGCCCGTGGACCCGTGAGACATCACGGATTGCAGACGCCGGCCCGAGCGTCGAGTAGTTGCTGATGCCCGCGACGTTTTCCTTCCCATACTTTTCCTCGATGTAGACAATAACCTCGTGACGACGACGCGACATGAAGTCCAGGTCGGCGTCAGGAAGGTCCACGCGCCCAGGGTTGATGAATCGCTCGAAGAGCAAGTCGAAACGGATCGGATCAATATCGGTGATGCCGAGCAGGTAGGCGATCAACGATCCGCCCACCGATCCGCGACCGGGGCCGACGCTGATACCTTGCGACTTCGACCAGTTCACAATGTCGCGAACCAGCAAGAAGTAGCCGCTGAAGCCCATCTTCTGGATGACCCCCAGCTCATACTTCAGTCGCGGCTTGTAAACCTGCTCGAGCAAGGCGGGCTCGGGCTTGTAGCCCATCACCGGGTCGCGGAAGCGGGTCTGCCACCCATCGACACAGTGCTTGGTCATCAGGGTGAACTCGTCCGTCGCCATCGTGGGCAGACACGGCGCGAGCTTGGTGAACGTGAAGAATTGCTGTGCAGCAAATATCGCCACACCATGCAGCGCAGAGCGAAGGAACTCCGCAGGGACATCCCCACGGTCCTTGATCGCCTTGTACCGCTGAAGGATGCGCTCGGGCGCTTCCAGGCTGAAGTCCCGGACGTAGGGGCGCGGAAGCCACCCATCGGTCATCTTGTTGTTGCTGGTGATGGCGCGCATCACGTCCGCGCTATCGGCGTCGCCCTGCGGGTACAGCGTCGGGTAGGTCGCAAAGCACTGAGCGCCGGTCTGTTGGGCGACCTCCATTGCCCGCAGGTTGATCGTGTCGAACAGCGGCGTGTTGATCAGCGGAACCTCGATCCAGAAACTCGAGCCAAACTGCGCCGCCAGGAGCGCAGCACGCTCTTTGTAGGCGGCGTGACTGAACAGCGAGTGGAAGTCACCCGTGGTCACCACGACATCGTGATGGCTCAGGTGGTCAAGCACTTCCTCGAAGCCAACTCGTGGGTTGTAGTAGAAGTGATCCTCGGTGCTCGCAAGCGACAGCAGGCGATAGAGCTGCTTGAGCCCCTGATCGGTCTTGACGTAGACCTTCAGCGTGTGCATCGGGTTCGTCGTCGGACCCTGCTCGCCCTTCTTGGGCTTGCGCCACAGCGGGTCGTCGTAGACCTGAAGGGTCACCCCCAGGATGGGCTTGACCCCGTGCTTCGCACAGGCAGCGAACAAGTCGCCCATGCACGACACGTTCATGTTGTCGACGACGGCAACCGTGGAGTACCCGAGCTGCTTGGCGCTCTCGACGGTAGCTGCGATGTCGATGATCGACTCGCCGCGCGAGTGCTCGCTGCGAACAGCGAGTGCGTGGGCGAGAAGTGCGGTTGCTTCAGTCATGTAAGGATTGGAACCCGCTGAATGTGGCGGTTGATGGTGATCGTGTCGTCAGTGCGCTCGATGACTTGCAGACCCTCGAGCAGCGCCAGGACATTCGATGTGTGACTACGGGCGGATGACGCCGCCCACCCGTGTTTGGTCAGGTGTTGAACAACCTCCGGGCGGGTGACGCTGCCGGCGTCGATCAGTACATCGACGATGAAGCGAATGGCAACGTCGCCGCTTTCCGGGAAGGGGTTGTGTCCGATGGCGATCGACGAGCGAATTTCCGCGTCCCTTCCACGCTCAACCAGCCGAGCAAGACGGGCACGCACCTTGACGGGCGCCCGGTTGATGACTGTCGGCGCTGGGTCACAGGAAGTAAGGACATACTTATCTGCAAGCCCCGCAAGGAAAGCCGAAACGTCGAGCTTGCCCTTGACCGCAGCGAGCACCTTGCGCGCTGACACAAGGCACTCCCTGCGATGAGGGCACGCCTTGCACGCCCCGGAGTCTGGATTGTGGGTGGACGGAAGCCCGAAACAGCCAAGATCGGTCATAGGGTCAGGTACTTCACGCCCCATCGCTTGGTTACTTGCGCCCTGACATCAGGCCAGCGACTCTCAACGCGACGCATCACCGCATCACTCACACTTCCAGGCATCGCGATGGAGACGATGTAGGCCCGCGTCTCGGGCAGCAGCGACGGGTCGTTGATGATCTTTTCCAGCGCCTCTTTTGCAATCGCCCGGTCCAGCGGCGACGGGTCGTCTGACGGCAAGGTGTCCAAAAACTCGCCATCGTCAGCGATGTCCATGCTGCCTGCGTACACAACTCCGAGCCCACGGCTGTTCTGTCGCAACCCAGACACGGTGTTGTCGTCCGGCAGCGGCTCCCCATACTGCTCTTCGCACAGCTTGCCCAGCCAGTTGTTGATGTGGTTCTGGGCGCACATGCCGAAGTAGGTCGTGAAGACGTAGCCCTTGCTCGGGTCGAATCCGTTCCTTGCCTTCACGAATGCGAGGGATAGCTCGCCGAAGACATCTTCGTAGTCGAGCGAAAGTTTCGTTGCGCGCACCCTCGCATAGTACCTCACCGCTAACTTATGGACAAACCCAGTGTGTTCGCCAAATTCGGTGGACATGCGGTCGTAGGTTTTCTTCGCCATGGATCACCCGTACAGACGTTGCGCCACACCCTCGATCGCTTGCGCATCGACGGCATTGAGCTTGTTGCTGTAGCAAAGCTGGATGCCCAGGCGCATCTTTGCCCTGCGCAGTCCGACGTTCGCGATGTTCAGCAGCGCACGGGTGGAAATCGTGTCCGACAACTTCCCGGCACCGAACAGGGTGCGAATCTCGGTTGCGAACTTGACCAGCTTCTCAGCCTCCTTCTCCGCGATGCCGGTGTGCTTGACGATCGCGGCAATCTCATGACGCTGCGGCAGGTAGTCCTTCTTGATCGCGATGCCGAAGCGGTCGTAGTTCGCTGCGTTCTGTACCGTCGTGCCCTGGTACAGACCCGTGGCATCGCCCGTGCCGTTGGTGTTGCCCGTCGCTGCGAACGCGAACCCCGGAGCGGGCTTGATCACGCGCAGATGGGGCGGCGCGTCCTTGATCACCAGCGGCTCGCCCTCCATCACGGGTTGATAGACCGCGAGCACTTCCGGTCGGGCGAAGTCGTACTCGTCGGCGATGTAGAGCATCCCCTGCTGCATCGCGATCCCGAGAAAGCCGAGCTGGAAGTCCAGATCACCGCCCTTGACGATCCACTGACCCAGAACATGGGCCTCTTCGGTGTTGCCTGTGTGCTGCACCCGGATACACGGGCGACCCGTCCTGGCAGCAATCTGGAGCAGATCGGTGGTCTTGCCCGTGCCCTTATGTCCGAACGCGAGCAGCGGCATACCCGTCTCCAGGGCGAGCAGCATGTTCTTCAGATCCTCGGTGTGCCAAACGTGATCAGGGTCGACGGCGCGCTGGTACTGTGTGAGTTCCGGCGAAACCGCAAAGGTGCTGACCGGGATGGGCTCGCCGCGACCGTTGAGCGTGTCGGCGTTCTTCTCGAGCCCGAAGACTTCGTGCAACGGCTTCTTCTGGATGTGATGCGGCTTGATGTTCATTGCGCTGG